ACGCCATAGTTAATCGGGACAACGGAAAGCTTTACATCGGGAGTGCTGCTGTGCTCGCGCACAGATGGAGTTGTCATCGCCACGACTTTTTCAGGAATCGTCAGAATCCTTATTTTGCGAGAGCGTTCAGGAAAAGTCCTGAATCTTTTTACTTCGAGCTTATTGAAGAATTGCCCGGCGCGAGCAAGGAAACTCGACTCAGCAGGGAACAGTTCTGGATGGATTTCTACAAGAGCTACACCCCGTCAAGCGGATACAATACTTGTCCTATTGCAAGATCGTGCGAAGGCGTAAAACATGGCCCTGAATTTAGCGCGATGCTCTCTGCTAGAAAGGGAAGGAAATGGTCAGAAGAAACCAAGGCTCACTTTAGACTTGTCCGGGTAACTCCAAGAGGATGGCATTGGACGGATGAACAAAAAGCCGCACAATCCAAGAGAATAAAAGGTAAAAAATGGTCTGAGAAGCAGAGAGAAAAATACAATGCTTGGGTGGCGTCAAAGCCAACACATTGGAACAAGCGCATTGTTCAATTATCAATGGATGGAGATTTCATCCGAGAGTTCCCTTCCATCAAAGAAGCAGAATCATATTTCGGCGGAAAACGCAGTAATATCTATTCAGTGTGCAAAGGAAAGCGGCCTCACTGCCTTGGATTCAAATGGAAATATGTCTGACCAAGTGCGAATAACAGACGGTCAGCTCGACTGGAGCCTCGGAGTCGATAGCTCCAGAGCCACAACCATCGCCGGTCCAAACATGCCCAACGGTCTGCCGCGAAATGCGGTTTCATGGGCTAATAACGCATCCTTCCGCGGTGGCGGCATAACCCAGCGCACCGGCTACGTTCCGGTCTGCGGTATTGCCGACTCCGCAGGGTTATTTCAGGGCGCATGGACCTACATGCAGACCACAGGTATCCCCTACCTGATCGTCGCAATCAGTGGCCGATTCTTCCGTATCCGTACCGATACGGACAACAGCATAGACGACATCACTGGACCCGTGGTGTTTCCAGCCACCGAACCGCTCTACCATTTCACCCAAGGCGAGGAGTTCATGGTGGTTCAGGCGGGTGATTACACGACGCTGCCGGCGATCTGGGACGGCACGACGATGCGGCAGAGCGTGGGGCTGAACCCAGGGCCAGGAATCACCGCCGAGCTTCCCGCAGCCGGTCCAATGGTCTATTATCAGAGCCGGATATGGTATGCCTATTTCCGCTACTACACGGCTGGCGACATCGTAGGCGGCCCCAGCGGCACTGCGCCATACAGCGGGAGGGATTCCATCCTGAAGGTCACAGAGAACCCGCTAGCGGTCGGTGGCGACGGTTTCGCAGTGCCCACGCAAGCCGGAAACATCCGAGCCTTGCAGTATGTCTCAAACATGGACAAGTCTCAGGGTGAGGGGACTCTGTTCGTGTTCACCCGGCAACAGGTCTATGCGATGGACGTGCCAATCTCCCGCGAGGCGTGGAGCAAAGCGGCTGACGGCGCTGGAAACTACGGAGTGCCACTCCAGCGAGTAGTGCAGCGTAAAAACGGCGGAGTGAGCGACCGCAGCATTGTGGCGAACAACGGCGACCTGTTCTACCAGAGCCTTGAGCCGGGTATTCGCAGTTTATTCACAGCCCTAAGATACTTCAACCAATGGGGTAACACGCCAATCTCGAACAATATCAACCGTGCCTTGGCGTTCAACGACCGCGCTTTGATGCGATTCTCCACGGGTATTGAGTACGACTCCCGGCTCTACATGGGCATCCTTCCTGAGCAGCGACCTCAAGGCGTGGTTCACCGGGGCATTGCAACGCTGGACTTCGACCCGATCACGACGCTTCAGGAGAAGACGCCACCGGACTGGGAAGGGATTCAGGAGGGCTTGGACGTGCTCCAGTTGCTCGATGGCGACTTCGGAGGACGCGAGCGAGCCTTTGCCTTCATTGTGTCCCGAGAGGACGACAGCATCCAGCTTTGGGAGATCACGCGGGATCAGCGGTTCGACAACGTGGACACTCGGGTTCAGTGGTATGTGGAGTTCCCGGCCTACACTTGGGGCAGGGAGTTCGACATGAAGAAGCTGGACGGAGGTGAGCTTTGGGTGGACAAGCTATTCGGCACGGTGGACATCAAGGTGTACTACCGACCGGACGCCGACCCCTGCTGGCAACTCTGGCATCATCAGCAAATTTGCACGGCGCGAAGCTCCTGCGAGAACATCAATGACCCGGTGTGCTATCCGCTGGAGGTGTACCGCGAGTCAGGGAAAATTCCGATTCAGTTCCCTGTGCCACCATTGGCACCGTGCATCGGAATCAACGCGAGGCCGGCGAACATATTCCATCAGTGCCAGGTCAAGGTGGAGGTGACAGGCTGGATGAGAATTCGCGGTCTGATCGTTTATGCGGTTCCGTGGCTCAAGACGCCGTTCGGGTCTATGCAATGCACTGCGGGGCCGCTATCCATTGAACCATGACGATTGATGGTGACAGTCTTGTTGTCTATAACGCTCCGATTGCCCGACGCAAACTCGGGTTGGCTGGCATTCCCGGCTCTGGAACGGTAGTTGGGCCGGTTGTTTCCACGGACAACGCGATTGCTCGCTACGACGGGGCAACAGGTCAGATCATCCAGAACAGTGCCCCATTAGTTCAGGATGACGGCAGGATCACCGACGTAACCGACCCCACTGGAGTTCAGGACGCGGCTACCAAGAACTACGTGGACGGCTCGATAGCCGCCATTGGCTCAACCACAGCCGCAGCGCAGACCACATTCCTCGTGAGCGGAGGTCAGGTGGTTTGGGAGACGGCCTACACCTTCCGGGTTTCCGCAGCGACCTACTACATCATGGGCGTGCTCTATTCGAGCGCGGAGCAGATCATATCACTGGACGCTTCAGACCCGACCGACGACCGCATTGACGTGATTGCTGTGGATGACACGGGCACGGTAGTCAAAATCACAGGAACGGCTTCCGCGCAGCCATCCGAGCCGGAGACTGACCCAGGCTCTCAGTTGAAGCTCGCCTTGGTTCTCGTGGTGGCTACCACAACGTCCCCGCCATCGGTCACCACTACCCTGATGTATGCCGAGAACGCCGGTCCTCCTACGGAGTGGGCTTGGACGGCGAGTGGAGCGGGCTGGAATCTAGCTTCAGCCAACTTCCCGAGGTCTGGAGTAGTGGACATCGAAGCGACCAACATTTCCTCGGGGAACTACATCGAAGGGGTAGCAGCCGCTCCATTTGACCCCAATGCCACCGGTTTCCTGATAATGTACATCAGGGCGAAGGCTTCATGGCCGAATAACCGGACTCTCACGGTTCAATTTCGCCTAGCTGGAGTGGTTGTGGGGGCAACCCTGACGATTGGCAATGGACTCTACGGGTTCGACTCCGCCACCTTGGGAGCGTACCAGCAGATTGCCATACCCCTGACCGGGTTCGCCATCACCGAGGGGGCTACCGTTGACCGGGTGAGGATCACGCGGGCGGGACCGTCCACGATTGGCTTCTATCTGGATGACATATCGCTTCAGCAGGGCGCGACGACCCAGCCTCCGAGCGGTGGATTGACCCAAGCGCAGGCGGACGCGCTGTACGCCCCGCTAATCCACGCTACGAGGCACAAGACAGGCGGAGCAGACCCGATAGCCCTCGACACCCTTGCGGCAACTACGGACAACACGAATCTGAACTCGTCAATCACGGCTCACGGGCTGCTCAAGAAGCTGTCCAACGTGGCCACGGAGTTCTTGAACGGTCAGGGGAACTTCACCGTGCCTGCGGGTGGCGGCGATGTGGTTGGACCAGCATCATCCGTAGATGACCGGATAACCACGTTCGATGGCGTGACCGGGAAGCTGATTCAGGACAGTGGTGTGGCCATTACACTAGTCCCAAGCTCCGATCAAAAGGCGGCACTGGCAGGGACCAATGGTGTCCCAAGCGCGGCGAATCCATACGTCACGGATTCAGACGCTCGAAACACCAACTCCAGAACCCCAACCGCTCACGCTACGAGCCACCAAAACGGAGGCTCGGATGAGATCAGCGTGGCCGGGCTGTCTGGTCAGCTTGCGGACGCCCAACTGATAGTTGTCCGTAAAAATACGGGTGCTGACGTTGGCACTCGAAGCAGACTGAACTTCATCGAAGGAAGCAATGTAACCCTGACCGTGGCTGACGACGCGGGCGGCGGAGAGGTGGACATCACGATTGCAGCGGCGAGCGGTGCACCCACTACGGAAACGTATCTGACCGACGCCGACGAGACTGGAACGCTTCCGAATAGTCGCAGGCTATTGGCGGGAACGGATGTCTCCTTTGACGACACCACCCCAGGGGAGCGCACCATCAACGTCACGCCAACGACTCAAAAGCGCGGCTGCGTTCTGGTTTTCTGCATCGCGTTCACACCTCTGGCAATCGGCGCAGATCGCGGTGAACTCACAGTGCCCTACGACCCCGACGATGGGACGACAGGCTTGACGTGGAATGTGAGACGAATCACGTTGCGAGTGGAAACTGCTGGCGGTGCTCCTAGTGTTCGCGTGGAGAAATCCACAGCAGCGGGAGCATTCAGCGCGGCGACAGTTGGCGATGTCACTCTGGGAAGCGGGGCTTACGAGGGCAGCAATACGGCCGCACTCGGAACGGTGGCCTCGGGAAACAAACTGAGATTCAATGTAATCACTCTAGCCACGGCAGGGTATTGGACCGTGAGTGTGGAGCTAGGAGAGAACTGACCTATGGCACAATTCACAGTTTTTAAGAACACCGATGGAAGTGCCCCAGCAATGGACGGCACGGTGAGCGCACTCATTGACGTTCTCGATGGCTGCCTTGTCAACGGCTACGGCGCAAAGACTGCGGCAGGCTGGACAAAGCCCTACACGGGCACCGACCTCGCAGCCTATC